CAAGAGTTTTCTCAGCGTTATGCAGATAGTTCTCTGCTGAGTGAAACGATTCCTGTACCAGACCTTCGTCGTCAGGATACCAAGAATCGTCAGAACTCGATTGATGATCTTTCTGAAGATATGAAACAGGATCTCTGGTTGAAGATTAATGATCATTTTCAGGGGTCTATGGAACTCTACAAAGAACTCCTGGATAAGGGAGTAGCAAAAGAGTGTGCTCGCTTTGTACTGCCCTTAGCGACGCCCACACGCATCTATATGACGGGAACTTGCCGTAGCTGGGTGCATTACATAACACTTAGATCGGCTAATGGAACTCAGAAAGAGCATATGGATATTGCTCTGGAATGTAAGAAGGTGTTTTCCGAACAATTCCCAACTGTTGCAGAAGCTCTTGAATGGGTCTAAATAAATTATCTTGAAATTATAACAATGCCAACGTATCCCGTAGTGAATACAAAAACTGGTGAACAGAAAGAAGTGGAAATGAGTATCCACGACTGGGACCAGTGGAAAAATGATAATCCAGAATGGATCCGTGATTGGTCTGATCCTTCTACTTGCCCTTCTCCCGGAGAAGTTGGTGAGTGGAGAAATAAACTCATCAATCGCAATCCTGGATGGAATGATGTATTAGAAAAAGCCAGTAAGGCACCAGGTTCAACCGTTAAAAAACTCTAATATGGCAAGAAGAAAAAGGACAAATGATCAACCAATCGGAGTTGGTTTGACTGCAAAACAAATGAAGAGGAGAAAACCTCTTAGTGCTGAATACTTAATTGATATCGATCCTCTTACTGATAATCAAAAACGTCTATTTGAATCTTATGCTGCTGGAAAACATCTAGTTGCTTATGGATGTGCTGGAACAGGTAAGACTTTTATCTCTCTTTACAATGCCTTGCAAGATGTTCTTGATGAGTCAACTCCTTATGAAAGAATCTATCTTGTTCGTTCACTAGTCGCTACAAGAGAGATTGGTTTTCTTCCTGGATCTCATGAAGATAAGGCAGATATTTATCAGATTCCTTATAAGAATATGGTGAAGTATATGTTCCAGATGCCTTCTGATGCTGACTTTGAAATGCTCTACGGTAATCTAAAGTCGCAAGAAACCATCAAGTTCTGGAGCACTTCTTTCCTTCGTGGAACAACTCTTGATAATGCTATTATTATTGTGGATGAGTTTCAGAACTTAAATTTTCACGAACTCGATTCTATTATTACTCGTGTTGGTGAAAATACTAAGATTGTTTTTTGTGGTGATGCTTCGCAGTCTGATTTGCAGAAAACAAATGAGCGAAATGGTATTGTTGACTTTATGACAGTCTTGCGTAAAATGAATTCTTTTGATATAATTGAGTTTGGTGTAGAAGATATTGTTCGTTCTGGACTTGTTAAAGAATACATCATTGCGAAAATGGAATCTGGTTTTTAATGTTTAATCATATTGATATTGAACTCCCCAAGTTGGAGCGTGAAACCATTGATGGTGTAAGGTATTACAAAGTTCCTGACGAAGAAGAACTTCTTAGGTTAGTCTCTATTACCTCAGTCACCAGTCATTTTAATAAGGAAATCTTTATTAATTGGCGTAAAAAGGTTGGAGAAGAAGAGGCAGAAAAGATTACACGACAAGCGACAAGTCGCGGTACAGATATGCACTCTCTTGTAGAGAACTATCTGTATAATCGTGATCTTCCTCCAGTTCAACCTCTTTCAGATTTTCTGTTTAAGATCTCAAAATCAGAACTCAATCGTATAAATAATATTTACGCCCTTGAAGGGTCCCTATATAGTAAGCAACTGGGCATTGCTGGGACAGTTGACTGTATCGCTGAATATGACGGCGAATTAGCAATAATCGACTTTAAGACTTCTAAAAAACCAAAACCACGAGAGTGGATCGAACATTATTTTGTTCAATGTATGGCATATGGTTGTATGCTATACGAACTGACTGGTATTTCAGTCAAAAAACTTGTAATCATTATGGCTTGTGAAAATGGAGAATGCGTCGTTTATGAAGAAAGAGACAAATCAAAATATATCAAACTTCTCACAGAATACATTAGAAAGTTTGTTAGAGATAAACTGGAATTCTATGGAACAAAATAGAGAATTAGAACAGGCAATAGAAAGTAAGTTTTTAACACCTTCAAAATTTGCTCTAGAGATTGAAAAAATAGTAGCAGAAGAAAACTTCAACTATATTGATGCAATCGTTCATTATTGCGAAATCAACTCGCTTGAAGTTGAATCAGTGACAAAACTTATTTCAAAACCTTTGAAAGAGAGATTAAAGTGGGATGCAACTCGTCTTAACTTTATGAAAAAAACTTCGAGAGCAAGATTGCCTTTATGATCGTGACACCTTTTGAAACTTATCAACATTATTTGTCACTCAAAAATCACTTTACAAATCCAAAATACGATTTCTTTAAGTATGGTGCGAAGACCCGTGCCAGTATGACTTCTTTCAATAAAAGAAAGGACAAATACTGGTTTGAGAAAACAAGTCGCAAATATTCTGATAAAGAAGTCGTAGATTTTCTAGTATCAAATTTTGTAGCAGCAGATTCACCGAGCAACTTATGGATTGGCGAAATTATCAATTCTGGCGAAAGAACCTACGCAGACTGGATGCGGAGACAACAGAGTTTGACCTACTTGTTCAAAGAGCAAAGCAGCGAATTGTTCTCGGAGACAAAATTAGAGGATGCGTTGAGTTGTTCCAAAGGTCATCCACCAGTTCTCAAAAAGTTTCTAAGCGGGAAATTATCACTAGAAACATTCGTAATTTACGACAAAATCTTTTCTTTTTCAAAAGATTTTGATAAGAAACTTCTGGACCCAGTGTGGGAAACCGTAAGTTTGAAAATTAAAAAGTATATGCCATTCATAAATATTGACGTGTTCTCTTACAAGAAAATTTTACGGGAAATTATAAATGAGTAGCTTTTTTGACTCTGATATTATTCAAGAAGAACTGAAAGAAATCAATAAGTTGCAAGAGGAGATATACGGAAGTATTCTCACTTTTGGTATAATGCCCCGTGAAACCAAATTAGAACACATTGAAAAACTTGAACTCTTGCTTGAAAAGCAAAGAGTGATGTATACTAGGTTATCTCTTTCAGACGACCCAGAAGCGGTTGAAATGAAAGAGAACCTACGCAAATCAGTGGCACTGATGGGTTTCCCACCAGAGACTGATATGCAAGTGTTATTCAGTAGTATGAACAAAACCATTGAGTCCCTCAAGCAATTCATTGACCGCTGAGGCAATCTCTGTTATACTATCCGAGTAATCCCCCGAATCCAATTTATCCGAGGTAATCCAAATGTCGTTTTCCGACCTTAAAAAGCAATCTAAACTTGGCAATCTCACCGCTAAACTGGTGAAAGAAGTTGAAAAAATGAATACGAGTAGCGGTTCTGGCGACGACCGCGTATGGAAACTGGATGTAGATAAAAGCGGCAATGGTTATGCCGTGATCCGTTTTCTTCCTGCCCCTAACGGTGAGGATCTTCCGTTCGTGAAACTCTACAGTCACGCATTTCAAGGTCCTGGTGGTTGGTATATTGAGAACTCTCTGACTACTCTGGGTCAGAAAGATCCCGTGTCGGAACTGAACTCCGAACTGTGGAATAATGGTACTGATGCTGGTAAAGAAGTTGCTCGTAAGCAGAAGCGTAAACTGACTTATGTTTCCAACATCTATGTAGTGAAAGACCCCGCAAATCCTGAGAACGAAGGTAAAGTCTTCCTGTTCAAGTATGGCAAGAAGATCTTTGACAAACTGACTGCTGCGATGCAACCTGAGTTTGAGGATGAGGAAGCAATCGATCCGTTTGACTTCTGGCAAGGTGCCAACTTCAAACTGAAGGCAAAGAATGTCGCTGGTTATCGCAACTACGATTCCAGTGAGTTTGCAAAGGCAGGTGCTCTGCTGGATGATGACGATGCAATGGAAGCAGTCTGGAAGAAGCAGTATTCGCTTGCTGAACTCGTTGCTGCCGATCAGTTTAAGTCCTATGATGAATTGAAAAAGCGTCTTGACTATGTGCTTGGCACCAAAGGCACTC